AAAATAATAATGAAATAATCAAAACATTGTTTGAAATATTTAACATAGATATTAATAAAGTAACCCAAGGATTAAATGAATATATAGCTGGAGAAGGTGATATTCCTAATAGTTTTGAACCAGTTAATAATGTTAATATTAACGCTATTAAAAATATGATAACATCAGGTTTTGGATATGGTTACTATTATGTTAAAGAAAAAAAAGATGGTTTAAGTATAATACCTCTTTTAACACAAGAAGACGCATATAAAGCTATAGGAGATATATCATCTGCTTCTATAAAATACCCTAATTCTGAAACAAAATCTCTAACTATTAAAGTACCTTTAGATAGTGAAATATTTGGAAAAGTAGATTGTTTGATAGAAATAAGAAATACAACAGGTAATGTTTTACCATTGTCTCTTAAAATAAAAACTAACAAATAATATTTATTACCATGAATAACATCAAAAAAATAATTAAAGAAATTATACAACAACGTAATCTTAAAAAAGATTGTGGTTGTGGATGTAATGGTAAATGTGGAAAAAATGAGGCACCAATGTTAAATGAAAATTTAACACACAAGTCTTTAATTAGTGAACACATGCAATATCATATTGATAATAAATTGGCTCTTACCGAAAATACATTTCGTTATGGATCTACATCATTCCTTAATTTATGGAAAGAAGCCAGAAAATTATACTCACGCAACTTACTTGAAGTATCAGGTTTAGATAAAGATATAATAGTTGAAACTAATTTAGGTGAATACGGTATATATGAAGGTCAAGAAGTACCATTAGATTTACCTATGATTGAAGAAGGTCAAATGTTAGATAACTATGAAGTTGATTTTTTTCATACTAAAGCTAATGTATATGCTAATATAGAAATACCTAGTGAAAATCCAACATTTGAAGATGATCTTCAAATAAAAGGAATAGGTAAAACTGAAGAAGAAGCATTTGAAGATTTAAAACAAAATTACAATAATTACAAGAAAACAGGAATAAATGAAGCTGAGTATGATTTCAATATCAATAAGGTATGGGATTTTATAGAATCACGACCATTTAATAATCCTAATTATATGCCCAAATTTAGCACAGCTAAAGAAATATGGGATGAATGGGGAGATAAAGAAAAACAATTATATAGTGATTTCCAATGGGAAGATAAATATAATGGTCAATTACACCCTAAAGAAAAAGCTAATCTTCAACGTAGAAAAAATTATGATACTTTAGCAGGAATAAACGAAGCTGAATACCAAGGTAAAGATGTTCAACTTAATAAACCTAAACGTGGTGGATCTAAAAAATTCTATGTTTATGTAATGGATCCTAAAACTAAACGTGTTAAAAAAGTATCATTTGGAGCTGCAGGTGGAGGTCAAAACTTAGCAGTTAAAATTAGAGATCCTAAAGCACGTAGAGCATTCGCTTCACGTCAAAACTGTGATAAGAAAAAAGACAGAACAAAACCCGGTTACTGGAGTTGTAACATAGGCAGATATTGGAAATCATTAGGTGGCGGTTCAAATTTTAGCGGATATTGGTAAAATATAAATAACATGAAAAAATCAGAATTAAAAAATATTATTAGAGAAGAAATATCTAAAGTATTAAATGAATCTTATTATGCATATTTAGGTGGTAACACTAATTACACAGATGAAGAAATGCGTCGAAATATAATTGATAAAGAGTTTGGTAAAGATAATTACAATGCATATATTATGTTTGATGAAACTGCTCCAAAAGGACAGTATGATGCGATGAAAGCTAAATATGCAAAGGACACATCTAACTGGGAAGTACTTTGGAGGTCACAATCGTATCAATCTGAAGCTGTTCTTTCACCTGATAAAAAAGTCATCAAAGCTAAGGTATTTGGTAAAGGAGGAATTATAGGAGCACTTTATATAAAAAAATAAAAATACTATAGAATATACATACAACAAATAACATGAAACTATCAGAATTAAAACAACATATTAAAGAAGAATATTCATCAGCTTCAAAACTGTATGAAATCGATGGTATCATAGTTATTGATACTGACGTAGCATTCCATAAACAAATTATGTCAGATATTCGTGCTATTAAAGGTGTAACAATTGTTAAAGATTATATTTATGAACCAGTAGGTGCTGCTGAAAATAGAGGATATGCTGAGTTAAGTATTAAAATAGATCCATCACCATTTGAAAATAGTGATCCTAAAGTTATTACTAATACCGTAATTAGAGATATTAAAGCAACTAAAGGTGTACGCGCGTTTAAATTAAAACAAGGACCTAGTCTAACCACAGTATAATGGATTTACGTAAATTAGTTAAAGAAGTATTAAACGAACAGAAAGCAAAACGTGACAGATGTTTACGTATTGCTGACCGTAAGTTTGATAAACCATCTGCTTATAAATCAGGTGCTGTAGTTAGATGCCGTCAAGGTAAAATATGGAAAGGCCTAAAAGAAGACGAATCACTTCATAAATGGTTTAAACGTCAAGGTACACCAGGTAAAGAAGGTGGATGGGTAGATTGTAATACTTGTAGAGACGGTAAATGTAAAGCATGTGGTAGAAAAAAAGGTGAAAAACGTGCTAAATACCCTTCATGCCGTCCAACACCAGCACAATGTAAACAACCAGGTAAAGGTAAAAAATGGGGGAAAACAAAATGATTAAGTTAATAGATTTATTAATTGAAATAGGTGTAGATCTATCTAATTATAAAGGACAGATATTAAAAGGAGATGTTGTCCGAGCACCTAAAAATTTTCCATTAAGTGGAGAAAAACTTGATAAATCATTATCCCTTAAAGTGACTAAGATATCTAGAGAAGGTGTTAATAGATATAAATTATCTTTAGAAGATACTAAAACAGGTAAAAAATATACAATTAGAAACTATCAAATGGATGGTGAGTATAAAGGTAAAAAATTACCTAAATGGGGTTTGGTAAGAAAATCTAAAGAAAATACTAAAGAAGCATCTAATCCACAAGCAGGAACAGCCATACCTTATGGATCAGGATTTGCTCCTGTAAAAGAAACTAAAAGAATACCTCGTAAATCAGGTCAACCTGCTAAATCAAGTAAACATTCTGATCTTTATACAGATGAAGATCCTAAAGGAACTATTACTGGTTTAGGTTTTAAAGATGCTGCTACAGCTAAACAAGGTATATCTAAAATAAATAAAGCTAAAACAACTCATGCTCATAAAGTACAAGCCACTTTAGTGATGAAACAAAGAGCAAAAGTAGCTATAGAAAGAACTAAAGATCCTGAAAAGAAAAAGAAATTAAAATCTGCTTATCAGATTTGGTCTAAAAAATTAGAACAATTAAAGCGTAAAACTAAACGATTAAAAAATGATTAAATTAACAGATATATTAAAAGAAGTATCTAAAGAAAAAATTCAACGTTTAGAAAAAACAAACAATGAGCAAAAACAAGATATAAAATTTAAAGTACCAAAATTAAATTATTCATATACTTCTCTTCAACCTTATATAGATAAGGAAACTATGGAAGAACATTTTGATAAACATTTTAAAGGATACACAGATAAACTTAATGCTGAATTAGATGAAAAATCTATCAGAGTAAATGCTGAAGATCAAACCCAAGCTATTCAAATAATATTAGGTAAATATCCTAAAAATGATATTATTAGAAATAATGGTGGTGGTTTTTATAATCATGTCTTGTATTTTGAAAACATTACACCCGACTATAAGGCACCTTCAACTAAATTTAGAAAAATGTTAGAGGAAAACTTTAAGTCATTTTCTGAATTTAAAGAACAATTTAAAGAAGCTGGTTTGAAACAATTTGGTTCGGGTTGGGTATTTTTAATTAAAAAAGGAAATAAATTAGTTATAGAATCTTATCCTAATCAAGATAATCCATATTTAGATAAAGACTTTAAAGGTAAAATTTTAATTGCTATGGATGTTTGGGAACATGCTTATTATTTAAAACACAAATCCCAAAGAGGAAATTATATTAATGATTTTTTTAGAGTAGTAGATTATAAAGTAGCAGAAGAAAGATTAGAATTATTAGATTAATAATAAATAAAAAATAATGTTAAACTCAGACATTCCTAGTTTTAAAGCACTAGTCCGCAAATCATATTTTACTAAAAATCCTAAAGACTCAAACGAGTTTTATAATGTATATGTTTTTGGACTTCAATCTTGCGCTGGGGTTATATTAACATTTCATGTTATGACAGACAATGGAATGGTTCGTTCTAGAGTTCCAATATCAGAAATTTATACAAAAGTCCCAACGAATGATATACCATTTAATTATAAACAACTTTGGGATTGTTTTAGTGAAAATGTATCTGTTACAACATATGATTTTTTAGCATTTCATAGAGCACAAGTTGTTTTAAGAGATGGTAGCAAAGTTTGGGGTACATATTTATTCACGGTAGATTGGTTTGATAATCCATATAGTGATGAGCCATCAGACTATAAATGTGGACACATATTTAAAGCAGATGATGGATATTTAATGTGTCAACCAAATAATAGATTATTTTGGAAGGATTCAAATTGGGTAACTAAAAAATTACCTGAAGATTTAAAACAATTTAAAGTAGATACTGAATTACCATCAGTTGAAAATCGGTCAGATAGATGGGTAACTGAAGATGGAGATTCATTTTATTATGATATAAATGAAACCATACACTGACATAGAAGTTACAGACAAATATATTATTCGCGAATTTAGCGAAAATGTAGATCCAATTGAATTATTATGGCATCGTGATGATGAAAACCGTGTTGTTGAAATATTAGGTGAGACAGATTGGAAACTACAACTTGACAATCAGTTGCCAACTTCTATAAATTCCCCAATATTTATATCAAGACACGAGTGGCATCGTGTTATTAAAGGAACAGGAACATTAAAATTGAAGATACATAAATCATGAAAAAACAAGTAATATAATATTTATAATTAGATTAAACTTACAGACTGATTCATTGCCAGTCGATTCTAAAAAAATATTGTGAAGTAGTGGCTCACCCTAAAAGGTGGGCTACCTTTATTTTGGCTTTAACACAAAATAATATTATTATATTATAATATGAATATATTTTATATTAATGAAGACCCAATTATAGCGGCGAGAGAATTAGCAGATGATCATATTCGTAAAATGCAAATTGAGTCTGCACAAATGTTGTGTACTACTTTTTGGCATTATGGTCGTTGGGCTCCATATAAAAAATGTCATTACAATCATCCATCAACTAAATGGACTAGAGAATCAAGTAGTCATTTTGATTGGCTATTAGAACATGGTTTAGAAATATGTGAAGAGTTTAGTAAACGTTATGGTAAACCACATGCCACTAAACAGACATTATTATGGTTACAAGTAAATAAAAGTGTTTTAAATGGATTATTTCCAACTAATTCTTTTACTCCTCCACCACAATGTATGCCTGATGAATATAAGGAATTAAATACTTTGGAAGCTTATAAAAAATTTTATATATTAGATAAAGTAGGTGTTAAAAAACTAAATTGGAATAAATTAAATAATAAACCAGAATGGATAAAATAGTAATCATAGGAGCAGGTGTAGCAGGTATTAATGCCGCTACCAAATTAGTAGACAATGGATACCCAGGTGAATTAATCACTATTATTGACAAAGGAAACGACCCACACAATCGTTTACCTGAGGAAGTAATGACAGGTATGTTAGGTGCTGGTGGATGGAGTGATGGTAAATTAACATACCATACAGCAATTGGTGGTCAATTATCAAAATATTGTGGTGAAGAAAAAGCAATGGATTTAATGAAACAAGTAGTAGATAACTTTACTCGTTTCCATCCTAAACCAGAAGAAATATTCTGTTCTGATCCACAGGAAGAACCTGAGTTTATTAAACCATATTTTGGATTACGTATGTTTCCTGTATGGCATATTGGATCTAATTTCCTTCACGAGATCGCTAAATCATGGTATCAATACTTGTTAGATAAAGGTGTTGAATTTCATTGGGGAACTGAAATAATTAAAATTGATTTTGACAATGATGGTGATCCTTTATTTACTGGAGGAACATGCTATGGTAAATGGATAGATGAAAATGGAGAACATTTCGATACTCATCATTATGATACTCTTATATTCGCTGTAGGCAAATCAGGTATTGATTTTGCTCAAAAATTGTCAGATGATTATAAATTACCTACAGAACCAAAATCAGTACAAATTGGAGTTCGATTTGAAGCACCACAAAAATACTTCCAGAAATTAATTGATGTATCATATGATTTTAAGCTTTATCAAAAGTTTGACAATGTATCATTACGCTCATTCTGCACTAACAATAATGCAGCTTATGTAGCAGTAGAAGAAACATATGGTGATATTACATACAATGGTCATGCTAAGAAAGGTGAAGAATTTAGAAACGATATGACTAACTTTGGTATCTTAATGGAAATCAAAGGTATTGAAAATCCATTTGAATGGTCAAGAGATGTTGTTAATAAACTACAAGTTGATGGTAAAGGATTATATTACTCACCTAACAACACACGCACTCCAGGTATAACATCAGAAGGTAATATTGTAAGTGCTTATCAAATAGATGATTTAGAAGACTTTGATAAAGTATTAGGTAAATACGCTAACTATATTATTAATTTTATTGAAAATATGGATGAAGTATTTGGATTTGGTGATGATTTTGGAATTTATATACCTGAAGTAAAATATCTTTCACCAGAACCTCTTGTTAACTATAAAAACTTAGCATTAACTGATTATCCAAATGTACATTTTGTTGGTGATGCTTTAAGTGCTCGCGGAATTACAGTGTCAGGAGCGCAAGGAATATATGTTGCTGAATATTTATTGACAAAATAAGGTAATGGCTAAAATTGTACTATTAAGTTGTACTAAATCTAAATTAGATCATGAGGCACCAGCCCAAGAACTATATTCAGCTTCACCTATGTTTCAAAAAACATTAGAGTATGGTAAGTCTCTTAAACCCGACAAAATGTATATTTTATCAGCTAAACATTATCTAGTACCACTTGATAAAAAATTAGCTCCATATGATAAAACATTAAAGGAAATGCCTAAAGATGAGAAAGAAACATGGGCTGAAGAAACATTTAAACAAATGAAATCAAAGGGTATCAACCCAGATAAAGATAATTTTATATTTTTAACAGGTAAAGAATATATGAAACCACTTACCAAATATATTCCTGAAGGAAATATTGAAATGCCATTAGAAGGAAAAAGATTTGGTGAACGTTTAAAATGGTTAAACAACCAAATTACTAAATTACAAGAAATAGTTAATAAAATAAAAACAATAATCTATGAAAATCTCAAAAGAGCAGTTAAATGAGTATATTAAGCTCTATCTAAATGATGTTGAAGATTACGGTGAAGATGATGAGTTAATTATAGCTGAAACAACATTATCTAAATTACAAAATAACTTAATTACTGAATCTGAGTTTGATGTACAGCAAGTGATAATGGAAGCTATTAATAAATCACAAACTAAGTCGAGAATAATTTTAAATGATTTTCTTACATATATAGAGAATATATAAAGTTTGGCCTCATTATTAGTTTTTGTTAATTTTATATTATAATATATTTTTATGACAAAAACTGAATTTCCTCAATCAAAGATGTACACCAAACCTGATGGTACTGTAATGTATTTATGGGACAAGAAGTTACATAACTGGGATGGCCCAGCATTAATACCTGAAGGTGATATTAAAAAACGTGAATATTATTTATATGGTATCCAATATTCTGAAAAAGAATGGAAAGCACGTAAAAAACAATTAGTAGGATTACCATTTTACAAAATGCCAGGAACAAAAGCAAGAACATAATATGAAAATAGGTTTATGTGGAACAATGAGTGTAGGCAAGACTACACTTGTTAATGCTCTTAAAGAATTAGAGCAATTTAAAGATTATAAAACTGCTACTGAACGTAGTAAATATTTAAGTGAGTTAGGTATACCATTAAATACTGACTCTACATTACCAGGACAGTTTATATTCATGGCTGAACGAGCTAGTGAATTATTGCAGGAAAATATTATTACTGATAGAACAGTATATGATGTATGTGCATTTACATTTAGTGCTAAATCAATTGAATTTTCTCAAAAAGAAACATTTGTTAAGGCAGCTATACCATTAATTAAAATGTATGACATTATATTTTATGTGTCACATGAAGGTGTTGAAATTGAAGATAATGGTGTTAGAACAACTGATCCTGACTATCGTATGAAAATAGATATGGTTATACAAGCTATGTTAAATGAATACCCTCCTAATAGATTAGTAAAAATATCAGGAACTACTGAGGAACGTATAGCAAAAATCATTGAAACACTAAACTCATAATATTTATACATAAACAACATTGATGAAAGATTATTACAATGAGTTAAAAAACTATTTAACCAAAATAGGATTTGATGGACCTCTAGATAAACTAGAAAAAATTAAAAATAATCCAATCGAAGTAATTAAAATGTATAACATGTATATGAAACAAAATAAACTAAGAGAAATTATTCGTGAAGAATTAGACGCGGTATTAGATGAAATGGCCCGTGCTAAAGTAATTTACACTGTTAAAGATAAACCATCACTTGAAAAAGTAGTTGATGCTGCTAAAGGTAACACTAAAATGGCGTTACAATATCTTTTAGATAAAGGTGAAATGGCTATAGCTGATTTAGCTAAAGAATTAAAGAAAGATCCAGCTGCATTTAACAACCCAGGCTTCAGAAAATTAATGGCTGATTTGTCTGATAGAAATGTAGTGGCTACATCCGCCGGAGCATCAAGTACTCCCGCCCCTAAAGTAACTCCAACTCCTAAAATGGCTAAAGTTACAGCTCCATCAGGTGACGAAGAAGATTTTGAAAAAGAAGCACCATCAGAAAAAGATGTTGCAGCTGGTGAAAAAGAATTTGGTGATATTGGAGCTGAAAAATTAGCAGGTGAAGAAAAAGTTAAATTTGAAAAATTAAACACTGCTATTAAAAATAAAGTAGCTAAACTTGAAAAAATGTCTGCTAAGGACAGAGCTAAATCACCAGACTTAGCTGTAGTAAAACAAATTATTAACAAACCTGAGGTTAAAAAATTATTTAAAGCCAAAGGTATTGATGTAATGGACTTAGTAAGTTCAGTTATTTCTTAATTTTGAAATTAAAAATAGAATATATTATCATAGCCCTACTTGTCGTTGCTTTATTTTTGCAACGACAATGTTCTTCTCCTGATGTAGTTGAAAAAGTAACAACTGAAATCAAATATGATACTATCAATAAACAAACCTCAGTATATGTTCCTAAATGGAATACTCGCACTGAGGTAAACATAGATACTTTCCTTTCTCCTGTAGATAGCTTGGCTATATTAAAAGAATTTTATACCTTATATAACTACATAGATACAGTAGGAACAGATAGTGTTAAGATTGTTATTAATGATAGTGTAACAACAAATAAAATTATAGCTAGACAAGTAGATTATAAAGTGATATATCCAACAGTAACTATAACCAAAGAAAAATTTGTGAAAGAAACACAATATTATTATGGTCTTAGTTTAGGAGGTAGTAAAGAAGGTTTTGATTATGTAGGTCCAGAACTTTTGTTAAAAACAAAAAGTGACAAAGTGTATGGCCTTGGTGTTGGCATCAATAACGACCTATCTCCAGTTATAAACTTTAGAACATACTGGAAAATAGGTAAGTAATGAGTCAAGACTTAAAAGAAATAATAAAACAAGAATATATAAAGTGTGCCCAAGACCCAGCACATTTTATGCGTAAATATTGTTATATTCAACATCCACAACGTGGTCGAATAATTTTTAATTTATATCCATTTCAAGGTAAAGTATTAAATTTATGGCGTGATAATCCATATTCTATAGTACTTAAATCACGTCAATTAGGTATTTCAACATTAACTGCTGGTTATTCTTTATGGTTAATGTTATTCCATAAAGATAAAAATATACTATGTTTAGCTACAACACAAGAAACAGCTAAAAATATGGTTACTAAGGTAAGATTTATGTTTGACAACTTGCCTTCTTGGTTAAAAATACCTTCAGTTGAAAATAATAGGTTAAGTTTAAAATTATCAAATGGCTCAACAATAAAAGCAAAATCATCAAATAGTGATGCCGCACGTTCAGAAGCAGTATCATTACTAATAATTGATGAGGCAGCATTTATTGATAATATAGATGAGACTTGGGCTTCTGCACAACAAACCTTAGCTACTGGTGGTGGCGCAATTGTATTATCTACACCTTATGGTACTGGTAATTGGTTTCATAAGATGTGGGTAGCAGCTGAATCATCAACTGATGATGGGTCAGGTAAAAAATTCTTACCTGTTAAATTACCTTGGTACGTTCACCCAGAACGAAATGAATTATGGAGAAAACAACAAGATGAATTGTTAGGTGATCCTAGATTAGCAGCCCAAGAATGTGATTGTGACTTTACTACATCAGGTGATGTTGTTTTTTATCATGAATTTTTAGAATTTTATGAGAAAACATATGTAAAAGAACCTATTGAAAGAAGAGGAGCAGATAAAAATCTTTGGATATGGGAACCAGTAGATTATTCTCGTCAATATATGGTTGTAGCTGACGTAGCTAGAGGAGATGGAAAAGACTATTCAGCCTTCCATGTTATAGATATTGAATCAAACACTCAAGTAGCTGAATTCAAAGGACAGCTTTCAACAACTGAATTCGGTCATTTATTAGTTGGTATAGCCTCAGAATATAATGAAGCATTATTAGTGATTGAAAATGCTAATATGGGATGGGCTACAATACAAACTGTAGTAGAAAGAGGATATAGAAACCTATATCATTCACCTAAAAGTGAGAAAGCAGAGGCTTCTACGTATTTTGATAAGTACGGAAACAATGACAATTTAACACCTGGTTTCACAAACTCATTAAAGACCAGACCTATGGTTATTAATAAGTTTAGAGAATATGTGAGTGAAAGAAGTGTTGTTTTTCAATCTAAACGATTAATAGAAGAGATGAAAGTATTTGTTTGGAAAAACGGAAGAGGTGAAGCACAAACAGGTTATAATGATGACTTGGTAATAAGTTTTGGTATTGGACTATATGTTAGAGATACAGCGTTACGTTTTAGTGAAAATGGAACTCAACTCTCAAAATCAATTTTAAATAGTTTTACAAAAACATCATATAATTCCGCTGTATATTCAGCTAATAACAACTATTCTCCCACTAAAAATTGGGATATGGATGTAAACGGTTCAAAAGAAAACATTAAATGGCTATTATAATATATTTATAAACATGGCAGATACTAGTATATTTACACGATTAAAACGATTATTTTCAACAGACGTTGTAATTAGAAACGTAGGTGGAAATGAATTAAAAGTAGTAGACGTTAACGCTATACAGCGTACTGGTGAAATTGAAACTAATTCATTATTAGATAGATTCAACAGAATTTACACTACATCACCAACCTCATTATATGGTTATCAACAAAACTTTAACTATCAAACATTACGTACTCAATTATACTCAGAATATGATGTAATGGATGGTGACGCTATTATAGCTTCAGCTTTAGATATTATAGCAGATGAATGTACACTTAAAAATGAACAAGGTGAAGTACTTCATATCAAATCTAGTGATGATGATATACAAAAAATATTGTATAACTTATTCTATGATGTATTAAATATTGAATTTAATTTATGGTCATGGACACGTCAAATGTGTAAATATGGTGACTTTTTCTTAAAACTAGAAATCGCTGAAAAGTATGGTGTTTATAATGTTATACCATATACTGCTTATCATATTGAAAGACAAGAACTATATGACCGTGCTAATCCAGCATCAGTAAGATTTAGATATGACCCAGAAGGTTTATCAGCTGGTGAATATGGTTATTATAACATTCCGGGTGCAAACCAACCTAGAGGTATATATTTTGATAACTATGAGATAGCACATTTCCGTTTATTATCAGATACTAACTTTTTACCATATGGTAGAAGTTATATTGAACCAGCTCGTAGGTTATTCAAACAATATACATTGATGGAAGACGCTATGTTAGTACATCGTATTGTTCGCGCACCAGAAAAACGTGTTTTCTATATTAATGTGGCAGGTATTAATCCAAATGAAGTAGAAGGCTTCATGCAAAAAACAGTTAATACTATGAAACGTACTCCATATATTGATCCACAAACTGGTGATTACAATTTGAAGTATAATATGCAAAACATGATGGAAGATTTTTATATCCCAATTCGTGGTAATGATGCAGCTACTAAAATTGACACTACTAAAGGATTAGAATATGATGGTATTAAAGACGTTGAGTATTTAAGAGATAAATTGTTTGCCGCCTTAAAGGTACCTAAAGCGTTTATGGGTTATGAAAAAGATTTAACAGGTAAAGCAACATTAGCCGCTGAAGATATTCGTTTTGCCCGTACAATTGAACGTATACAACGTATTCTAACATCAGAATTATATAAGATAGCTTTAATCCACTTATATACTCAAGGATATAATGAAGAAGCATTAACTAATTTTGAATTATCATTAACTACACCATCAATTATATACGATCAAGAACGTATTGAATTATTGGCTAAGAAAGTAGAATTAGCTAAAAGCATTACAGATGGTAAATTATTACCATCAGATTGGATTTATGATAATTTATTCCATTTTAGTGATGATCAATACACTGAATATAGAGATTTAATTCGTGAAGATGCTAAACGTGATTTCCGTTTAACACAAATTAAAGAAGAAGGTAATGATCCATTAGAAACTGGTAAGTCTTATGGTACACCACATGATTTAGCATACTTATATGGTAATACTAAAAATCATGGTACAGTACCTGATGGATATGATGAAAAAGTACCATTAGGTCGTCCTAAAGAAACATCAACTACCACAGATACTCAAGGTAATGCATTTGGACGTGACCGTTTAGGTAAAAAAGATATGAAAGTTGATGACCAAGAGTCATATGGTACACCTAATTATAAAGGAGGATCACCATTAGCATTGGAAAATAGCCGTGGAGAGTTTTTAAAAAATAAAAATCTATTAGAAGGTTTAAAAAAGAAACTTGTTTTTGATGAAGAAAAATCAGCCGGCTCATACTTAGACGAAAATCTCATCAAAGATTAACATTCTTTATATATTTATAATAAAACTTACTCGTAATGTTAGTAAAACATAACAAATTTAAAAATTCAGGATTATTATTTGAATTGCTAGTTAGACAGATTACAGCAGATACATTATCAGGTAAAGAATCACCAGCTGTTAATATACTTAAAAAATTCTTTGTTAAAACAGAATTAGGAAAAGAATATAAGTTATATGATACTGTATTAAAACAATCCCAAATCACTGAAACCAAAGCCAATATTATTATTGATGAGGTATTAAAAGTATCTCGCAAATTAAATAGAACTACTTTACGTAAAGAAAAATATAATTTAATCAGTGAGATTAGAAAACATTACAACTTAGATGAGTTTTTCAAAACTAAACTCCCTCATTATAAATCACAAGCTGCTTTATATACATTAATTGAAATATATAACAATCAAGAATTAACAAATCCTGATCAAATTATTTCAAATAAAATGACTTTGTTAGAAAGTTTAACAACTCAACCTGTTAAAGAAAAAGAAGTTAGAGATAATGTTATTGAGGAATTTAAAAAATACGATAAAGACTTACGCTTATTAACTTACCAAGTACTATTAGAAAAATTTAATGGTAAATATGGTTCATTAAATGATAACCAAAAAGTTATACTAAGAGAATTTATCAACTCAGTAGACAATACTCCACGCTTACGTGAGTTTTATAACACTAAAATAGTTGAAGTTAAAAATATATTATCTAAACTGATACCATCAGTGACTGATAAAGTTACCCAAATTAAACTTAACGAAGTGGTTTCATTAATTAAGGAAATAGATAAAACATCTAAAATATCAAATGATGATATTGTAAACTTACTACAATACTATTCATTGGTTGAAGAACTAAAATCAACTAAGTAATGAAATTATCTGAATTAAAAAAATTAGTTAAAGAAACACTACAAGAAATGTCTATGACTGGTGGTGGAACAGCTGGAGCTGCTTTTAGTGCTGGTGTTGGTATGAATTACGCGACACCTAAAGCATTTAAAAAAGTAAAAGTAACTGAAGCTACACACCCATGGTACACTTCATTAAGAGGATATTATAAAGATGAAAAAAAAGCAGGAGAAGGACCTAGAGGTACAGGTAATGTATCTCAATATTTAAAACCTAATGCTATTGTTTATAATGCTAAAGGTGAATCAAAACGTATCAAAGATGTAACAAGTTCTCATATTCAATTTGTTGATGGAACAGAAGATTACTTTATGAATTGGTTTACTGAAAAACCAGACTTATATGAAGCCTCAAATCCATACGGAACTGGTAATTTAGGACCAGGTCCTAAAGCTGGTAAAGACGGAGTTAAAGATAATTACTACGTGAAAGCATTTGGTTTTAAACCTGTTAACCGTAAAAAACAAGCCAAAGCATCTAAAGCCATAGATTATAAAGACTTATGGGATGCTACATATAAATAATAATATTTATCATAAACAATATTAACATGAGAAATACACTTCAAGAACAATACAATTTAATTAAAGAAGGTAAAGGCGCTAAGGATGTTTTCTTAAAACATGCTAAATCTTTATTTCCTAATTTAGTACCTAATCATTATGAATTTGATTCTGCTTCTAAAATATTACTTCAACGTGGTATTATTTCAGAAAACATGATATTAAATGAAAATCTTTGGGGTATAGCAACAGGTAACAATAAACAACCTGATTGGTTTAAATTGTTTGAAGAATACACTGCTTCATCTGAAGAAAAAGATACTAAAGCTGATGCTTCTAAAACATCTAAAGAAGTAGATGAGTATAAAAATAAATCATACCACAACCAATACGAAGCAGAAACTGGTGATGATGTAATATTTGATCAATATTTACATGGTATCCAAATTGAAGCATGTAAATCAGAAAATAACGGTAAAACAGTTGATGAGTTAAAGAAAATTGTATTAAAGAATCTTAAAAAAGATAAATTATACTATACTAAAAATGCTGCTTTCAACACTGAAGGTATTGGTTATACAGAAGACGCTCCTGGTTTAGGTAAAACTAAAGAAGTAAAAGGTAAGTATGCTTCATCTGGTATGGAACCAGTTAAATTGAAAGAAGCTGTAATGTATGGTAGTTCAGATGGAGATAGAGATGCTGATATAGAATCTTCAGTTCAAGCTAATGAATATTATGAAAAAGGATTACAAGCATATTCTGAAGGTGATTTATTAAAAGCAGAACAATATTATAACGCCGCTTTAAAAGCTGGTGCTTGGTTAGGATGGACTGAATATGATTTACCACCGTATGAAACAATGACAAAAGAAAATATGGATATTAAAGAATCTCAATTACGCACAGCTATTCGTCAATTAATTAAAGAAGAACTTAACTTAAAAGAAATCGATCAAATTGGTGAAGAAGCTGCTAAAGGAGCTAAAGTTAAGAAAATCAATGATGAGATCAATAAGCGTAAGAAAAAAATCAAAGCTTTAGAAACATTAAAAGAATTAGAAGACGATTCTATCAATCCTAAAAAATTAAAAGAATTATATTCTGAAATTAAAAAACTTGAGTCTGTTAAAACTAAACTTGAGAAAAAAGGTAAAAAGAAAGAACAGATTGTAGATGAAGTTACTGTTGTAGATAAAACTACTACAAGTGATGAAGTAGCTGATATAGTAAAACAAGAAAAAACTACACCAGCAGCAGTAAAAAAAGCAATAGATACTGCTAAATCTACTGGTGAACCTGTTAATGTAGCTTAATAATGAAACAAGTATTAATAGAAACAATACCGTTTATTGTATCTCGTCAACAATTAACTGAGGGTGCTAAAACAGCTGCTGGCAATCCAGTTGTTGAAGGAATATTAGCTACAGCTGAAGTAAAAAACGGTAATGGTCGTTACTATAAAAAAGAATTATGGGAGCGTGAAATAGACAAATACATGTCTTGTGTTAAAGAAAATAGAGCGCTAGGTGAATTAGACCACCCAGAATCATCTATTATTAATTTAAAAAACGTTTCTCATAACATAGTTGGTATATGGTGGGATGGAGACAAAGTAATGGGTAAATTAGAAATATTACCTACTCCATCTGGTAACATTGTTAAAGCACTTATTGATAACAATATAACTATAGGTGTATCTTCACGTGGTATGGGTAGTTTAAAACCATTAGGTGAAACAATGGAAGTACAAGATGATTTTGAATTATTATGTTGGGACTTTGTATCAACACCTTCTAACCCAGGTTCATGGATGCATGTGACTAAAAGTGGTTTAAACGAAGGTTTAACTAAAAACACTAATCCATATACTAAAATAAATTCTATTATCACAGAAATACTTTGTGCTAATGGATCTTGCCCAATAATATAATTAACCCCTCTATCAATAGTATTGTTAGACTGACCCTCCCTTAAAAGGAGGGTTTCTTTTTTCGCAACTCTTCGCATTTTCAGCTCTTCATATATATTTATATGTGAATATGCCGTTCATTCTACGCTATACGGCATCAATTTATTATAAACCCCTATTACGCTACAGTAATTAAGCGTATTTCCAAAAACAATTTGAGGACAAAAAACATGACAAACAGAGATTTGTTAAAAGAGGCTATTGCCGATGCAAAAGCAATCAAGGAGACTGCAATTGCAAATGCTAAAGCTGCTTTAGAAGAATCTTTCACACCTCATCTTAAATCTATTTTAGCTGCTAAAATCAATGAAATGGATAACTATTACGAAGAAGACGATGTAATGGAAGCAGAAAAAGAAGAAATGGATGAAATGAAAAAATCTGAAGAAGTAGAAGAAGCAAAGAAAGAAGAAGTAGAAGAAGTTGGTTTCGCTCAAGCGACAACTGGTGACTTCGTTGCTGACGCTGAAAGAGCTAAAGGCTACGGTTTAGAAGAAGAAGAAATGGAAGAAATTGATCTTGATGAACTTTTAGCTGAACTAGATGAAGCTAAAGAAGAAGAGATGGATGAAGCCAAGAAAGAAGAAATGGATGAAACTGTAACTGAAGCTAAAGAAGAAGAAGGCGAAGAAGAAGAAGGTGAAGAAGAGGAAGGCGAAGAAGAGGAAGAAGAAGAAATCGATCTTGAAAACATGAGTGAAGAAGATCTTAAAAACTTTATTGAAGGCGTAATCGAAGACATGATTGCTGCTGGCGAAATTGAAGCTGGCCATGAAGGTATGGAAGAAGAAGCTGAAGAAGAAGCAGAGATCGAAGAAGACATCAACATTGATGAAATCTTAGCTGAACTAAAAGGTGAAAAAGAAGTTGAAGAAGACATGATGAGTGGAGCTATGGGAGTATCTGCCGCTGGTGGAATGGCTGAATTAGCTAAAAAATTCAAACAAGGTCTTATTTCACTTAATGACTTTTTAGAAAAAGTAGCTGCCGCTCAATCATCTGGATTCAAAGCTAGTGTAGCAGAAGAAGAAATGGACGAAATGAAAAAAGAATTAGACGAAGCTTATGCTGCGATTAATACATTACGTTCAGAACTTAATGAAATCAACGTTCTAAATGCTAAACTTCTTTACACAAACAAAATTTTCAAAGCTAAAAACTTAACTGAATCAGAAAAAGTTAAAGTTTTAACAGCATTTGACAAAGCTGCATCTAAAAAAGAAGCTCAATTAGTCTATGAAACATTATTAGAAGGTT